AGAGTTCGCGCGCTGGCCTAAGTACGAAGCCGCATACAAAAGGGCATTTGGAAAGATGCTTGAAGTTCGCAAACGTTGCGGGCTTGAAACTCAATGGAACGAACCTGATGAAGTCTTTCGCTGGTGGATGGAGGATAACGCATGACTAGCGCGACCGAGCGCCTTCGTGCGCTGCTGGACGAGCGCGGGGTGGAGTGGGAGATAGACAGAAGCGGCTTTCGTGTCATGTGGGGCAAGCCAGTAGACGAGTTCCACGACACGATGCAGTTCAAGGCAGTGGACAACGCGCTGCCAAATGGTGGGCTTAACGTTCACATCTGCGGTTTCACCCCCGAGCAGGCCGTGGCCGCGACGCTTGGGCCGGGGACGTGCGAGGACATGAGCGGTGGTGACCCGTGCGTGTTCGTTTGCTCGCGCTGCGACGCGATGTTCGACCATCCAGAGGACGAGCGCGTTCGCTACTGCCCCAACTGCGGAAGGAAGGTGGTCGAGTGAGACTCGAAGTAAACCCGTTTCGCATGGGGACAGACAAGGAAGCGGCGCTAAAGCCGCTGGAAGAGAGTGCAGAAATCTTTGGCGCGTGGCAGGAGTTGGAGCGCTGGGAAAAGCACGTCATGTACTCTGGCATAACAGTAAGCGACGTGCTTGTGTTCAGCAGGTTCGCTTGCGAAATAGCAGATTGCGTCACCGCTTGCTGCAACCTCGCGGAGCGGCACGGAATCGACCTACAGGAAGCGCTGGATGCCGTAGAGGATCGCAACAGGGATCGGGGGCGGTATGGCGAGTGAAGAAATCAAGACGCTGCACGTCCCGCCGTTGCAGGGGATCAAAGTCACGATCGAGAATCGCAGCGGCGCAGGTGGTGACTGGGAGCGCAACATCGGAGGTGCGAACAGCTATAAGCAAATCGCGTACGAGGGGCCAATGACTGACAAAATGCTTACCGTGCTTGTCGAAGCTATCGGGAAGCTTACCGACTGACCTTGTGTGATTCCCCGTTCCCGCTCCCAAATAGGTAACTAGTTGCGTATCCTGTCCGTGACATCCAGCGGCGAACGGGGGCGCATGAGGGCGGAAGAGTTCTTCGAGCAAGCACGCGACGCGGCACGGGACATGGAGCGAATCAACCGGACGATAGAGGACATGAAGAGCCGCGAGGAAGTCGGTGGCGCGTCGATGGACTCCATGCCGCGCGGCGGCTTCGGAAACCCGATGAACAAGGTCGATTCGCGGATGGACTTCGAACGTCTCAATGCCGCGACCCTGGAGGAAGCGGAACGCACGGTGAACGACGCGTGCAACCTTCTGTTTGGCAGGGACGGCAGCTCTGGTCTTGCTCGTGCGTTCGGCAACCAGTACGCGGAAGTCCTTTGGCTTCGGTACCTTGACAAGCGAACGATTAGCGGACTGTCGAAGCTTTACAACTGCGCGACGAACACGGTCTATCGGCGAATCCGAACGGCGCTGGACTTCATCGACTCGAACGGGTTCGAAGCTACCATGTCCGGACGGAACGACATCAACTGACTGTTTGCATACGATTGAGTAGTACTGAATGCCGTTGAGCATTGAATCACGCGCGTTGGCGTGCGACGATAGGATTGCAAGAGGTCTACAGAGGGGCGGTATCCATTCGTGGGTATCGCCCTTTTTTCATGCGGGGGTGGTGTCGCGTGACGGCTGGTTCCCGATGGAAGAACGGGAGCGCGAGACGTGCAATCCTGCAATACGTCCGCAACCGCGCGGCCAACGGCGAACCCTGCGCGCTATGTGGCAGACCGATAGACGTTCACGCGCCGCAATGGTACATCGACCCACGGGACGGGAAGAGAAAGCGCGCCCCCTGGTCTTTGGAGTGCGACGAGATCGTTCCCGTCTCCCGATACTGGGAGGGCGGGTACCCATCGCCTGAAGCTTGCGCGCTTGACCGGAACAACGTTCAACCAGTTCACCGCATCTGCAACCAGAGGGCGGGGGACAAGCGCGTTCGTCGGAAGGTTGTCAAGGTTGCATCCACCGAGGAAGACAACACTTCTCGCGACTGGTTCGCGCAAGGCTAGAGCAAAGGCAAAAGGCTTTGTCGTTCGCTGAAGCTGACCATCCGAAACGCGAATCGAGCAGAAGGCGCGGCGGCTGACCCAGGGGCTAGCCCCTCCCCGGCCCACAGGCGGGCCGCGTGCGGCATAGCGCACCACACCGAACCCTCGTTTGAGCCAAAGTCATTTTAGCCAAAGAAGGTGATAACCATTCAGGGCAAAAAGGCAAAACCCGCGTTCGTGTCGCTCGAAGACGCTTTCCAGCATGGAACGGAGCGCGATTTGGTGAACGCGATGATCGTCAAGCTTACCCACTCGATAGACAACTGCGATTCGTCCCGCGACCTGCGTCCGCTCATGAATGGCATGTTCGAAGCACTGGACCGCCTGAAGGCCATTGACGCAGCGGCAAGTGTCGAGGACGAGACGAACGAAACCCCGCTTGCGTCCGTCCTGCGAATGGCCCAATGATGCTGGGGAACCAAGTCCCGACCTACCAGTTCAGCGAATCGTACTCGCGCACGCACGGCCCGTTGGCGGCTGAACTTTCGAGCGCCTACGCACTCGCGCCGCTCCCGTGGCAGCGAACGGTTCTAAACGACTGGTTGGCCCTGGACGATGAAGGGCGCTTGCTGAACAGCTTGTGCGTCCTCGATGTCCAGAGACAGAACGGGAAGACGGGCGCTTGCGACCCGCGCGAGACGTGGGGACTTGTGCAGCGCGGCGAACGCATCCTGCACACCGCGCAGGAGTACGGAACTTCGAAGGTAGCGTTCGACAGGCTGCGCGCGAAGTTCGGTGCGAAGAAGAACGACCCCTTCGCGAAGTACCCCGAACTGAACGCGCTGGTTGACCACTACACCACGTCCGCTAATCAGATGGTGCTTGACCTGAAGAACGGCGGACACATCGAGTTCAGGACGCGCGGCTCTTCGGATGATGTCGCGCGCGGCGGAACGTTCGACCTCGTGGTGATAGACGAGGCACAGACGTACACCGCCGAGCAGGACGCGGCGCTCTCCCCTCTCAACAGCGCCGCGCCGTCTGGCAGTCCACAGACGATACTGATGGGGACGGTTCCCAACCCGGAGCGGCCCCACAAGGGCGAAGTCTTCTCTTCGCTTCGAAACTCGATGGTGAACAAGCCGGAGACGGGGAACTGCATCCACGAATGGAGCGTCCCGGAGATCGGGGACGTGACCGACGAGGACCGATGGTATTCGGTGAACCCGTCGCTTGGTTACCACTTACTGATAGCGGGGCTTCGCAAGGACGTTCGCACCATGGCACCGGAGAGGTTCGCGCGCGAACATCTGGGCTATTGGGCATCGTTCGAAGCCGTCTCGCACCCCATCATCGAAGCGCGCTGGAACGCTTGCGCAATCCAGACGAAGACCGAGGGGCTAACGTCCTTCGGCGTGAAGTTCTCCCCGGACGGCGCGGAAGTCGTTCTCTGCGCTTGCGTGAAGCCCGAAGACGGCATCCCGCACGTGGAGCGCGTCAAGACCGCGAACATGGCGGCTGGCCTTCATTGGCTGGTGGACTTCCTTACCCATGCGGCGGAGACGTGCGGCACCATCGCGATTGACGGGCAGAGCAACGCGCAGGAACTTACCGAACGGCTGCTTTCCGCGCGCGTGCCGAAGAACGCCCTGATGCGCCTTGGTGCCGGGGACTACTGCGCGGCTTGTTCTTCGTTCGTCACGGCGGTTAACGAAGGCACCGTGACGCACTTCAACCAGGAGGACTTGAACAAGTCCGCCACCGGATGCGAAAGAAGGCGCGTTAACAACCGTGGCGGCTGGGGCTTCGCTTCGACCGAGGACACGGACGCGACCCCAATCGAAGCGGCGGCGATCGCATACCGCGCGGCAATGACGAACAGACGCGACCCGTCTAGAAGGGCGGTGGTTTGGTAATGGACACATCAAATTACCCAACGGGTAATCTGCCACCGAAGGTTAACGACGCGCCACAGCCGGACACGTGGCACAGGATGGAGCGCCGCGACAGGCGGCGGCGCGAGATTCCGCGCATCCCCACGACCCTTGATGCCGGGTACCGCGACATGCTCGAAGAGTTGTTCGACGTATGGAAGGCGTGTCTGGTCCGCAACCAGCTTCGATACCGCTATTACGACGGCAAGAACAAGCTGAAGGACTTCGGAATCTCAACCCCACCCGAACTGCTGAACGTCGAGACGGTGGTCGATTGGCCTAACAAGGCAGTTTCCGCCCTTGCCGACCGCGTGCGGTTCGACGGGTTCGACGCTCCCGACGAGGGCGTTTCGGAAATCTTGGAGGGCGTCACGGAGCGTTCCCGGCTCTTCGTGAAGACGAGACAGGCCACCCATTCAGAGTGCATCTACGGCCCCGCCTTCGCGACGGTTGGCGTTGACGAGACGGGCGGCGCTCGAATCGACTTCCACAGCGCAGAGACGGCCGCCGCCGTCTGGGACGATGCGCGCGGACGCATTGCATACGGCATGGTGATTGACGCATTCGATGATGGGGTTCCGTCATACGTCCGCATGTTCACCGATACCGCACAGGTCACGCTTTGGGACGCTGGCGGCGTCTTCGACTGGGAGGTTCGCCCGATCCGCATGGGGCGCGTCCCGATGGACGTCTTCACCTACAGACCGACCGACCGGAAGCCGTTCGGACAGTCGCGAATCTCCCGTGCCGTTATGAGCATCACCGACGATGCGGTTCGATGCGCCCTTGGCGGGTCAATCGCGTTCCAGTTCGCAGTTAGTCCCCAGAAGTACATGCTGGGGACGGACCGCAACCCGTTCGAGAAGAAGACGCGCTGGGAAGCCTACATCGGAAACTGGTTGGCGGTTGGCTACAACGGCAAAGACGGCGTAATGCCGCAAGTCGGGCAGATGCCCCAGCCGTCGATGCAGCAGTATTCCGACTACATGCGTTCTTTGGCTGCGCGATTCAGCGGTGCGACCAACGTCCCCGTCTCGCAGTTGGGCGTAATCCACGATAACCCGGCAAGCGCGGAAGCGATCTACGCTGCGAACGAGCCGCTTATCATCGAAGCGACCGACGTTATCGAGGGTTCCCGCGACACGATGCGCAACCTTGCGCGTATGTGCGTCGCGGCGGAGCGGGACGTCGAGTTCGACGCACTCACCGCCGAAGAGCGCGAGATAACGGCCACATACCGCAACCCCGCGATGCCAAGCGTCGTTTCCATGGCGGATGCCGCCGTGAAGATTGCCGGTGCCGTCGATGGGTTCGCCGGGACGCCCTACTTCTGGAAGATGATTGGACTTCCCGAAGACGCGCGCCGCGAGATTGAGCGCGCGCAGGAAGCGCAGACCGCGCAGACGATAATCGCGAACGTCTTCGGCGGCGGCAATGGCTAGGCAGATACAACAGGCCG